CCATACCATCACCTTTAAAACCATACGGAGAAGTTTTTTCAGGCTCTTCTTTAAGTTGTTCAGGCATCTTAGGATCAAAGCTAACATCTTTAGCCACACCTTCTGGTAGAACTGTTGGCTCAATGCTAATAGGAAACTTGTTACCTGCAAATAGCACATCAACAATTTGTCCATAAGCTGCGAGAGTTTTTGTCTTGGTAACTTTAATAAATACTCGTGACTTTTCTGCTTCAGTAAATTGAACATCACTTCCATATAATCCTCTATAATTTCTATACGACCTCAACCATCTGTCTTCGTCATTAGTACGATAGTCTTCAGCACGTTGATATCTGTCCATAACAAATGGTATAATACCACTGACATTTATATCATTAGTTCCTGACTCTTCTGTATCTTCTAATGCAATAGAGTCATCGTCTAGTGTTACTTGTTCATCTTGTGCCATGTTATATCCTTAATATCCAAATGTAGAATCTGCCATAGGCATACTACTGCTAGGTCTTCCCATTGGGTCATAGTCAAATATACTAAACCTTGGTCTTGACATTATCCCATATCTTAACGCATCATATAGATGGTCTTCTGAACGTGTGTCCACATCTTCCGGATTCTTCTTGTCCAAGGGCAAGGCAGGTAGCTGTGAGATAGTGTTCGTGCAACTATTAAAGAAAACAAGCCGCGGCTCCTCTGTAAATTCATCTACTTGCAAACGTCTGTGTATTTCATTCTTACCTGATACACGACTACCTTTACTTCTATCTGAGGGTCTAAACCTACAACCCTTCATCGTCATCTGTTCAGCCAAAGAAGGACCAGTATCCCCACGTTTATGCCACAAAGAACTGTCCAAAACCCCATACTTAATATTTCCATCATCGGCTTCTGCATCCAATATCATATCTGCCAAATCTGCGGCAAGTACTTTGCTACAATACAACTCTCTATATATAATAATCTGCTCATCTGGAGAAACAGCAAACCACAGCACCCCACTATAAGAACCATAACCATAATCGCAAGCCCTAAATTTAACCCAATTTCTTGGAATTGCAAAAGGCTCAATAACGTGAATATTCCTATCAAACTCAGAAAAAGCAGCACCTTCTTTAATATCCCAATCACCTTCAAGCAACTGCTTACGTTGGTGTTCAGGTAAGGATAGAAGCATTGTCTCGTAGTCACCTGTTTCTGCAAGGTAGGGGTTGTCTGATAATCTTGCAGGTATAAATCTTCTTTTAAATAAGGGTTGTCCTGCTTTCGTGTGTCCTTTTGGGTAGGAAAGGATATTCCCTGATTCAATATCTGTGGCATCAAATTGTTTTCCATAGGGTGCAGGGTCAATAAACATTTTCTTGACCCACTGATGACCCGGACCTCCGGGATTAGTTGTTGCTCTCATATACACAGGCAAATCTGATGCAACGGAACGTAAACGTGAACGCATGTAGTTCCAAGCATAAGGACTAGCCCACTGAGTTAACTCATCAAACCCTATCCAACTAAATGCCAAACCTTGATAACGCAATACGTCATCTTCTCTATCTAGGTATGACATCCATAACCTTGCACCTGATGGTGCTTCCCACTGCATCTTTCTTTCTGACCACTTTATACCCTTCCATATCTGAGGGTATATTTCTTTTGACTTATATATAAGTTCTCTTAATTCTTCTGTTGTATGTCGTAGTAACAAACCACTAAACGATGGATGACCCATATATCTTAAAGGGTCTGCAAGCATGGCATAAGATTTACCACCTCCTGCTGAACCACCATATAGTACTTCTCTTTCACCTGCTGCAAGGAAATCAGTCTGAGGTCCTACGTTAGGTTTAAATACTATATTCTGTTCGGATACAGGCACAGCTTCTACGTCTGCTACTTCCTGTATGTTAGGCTCTTGAACCTGTTCTTTCTTCTTCAATGGCTTTCGCTTTTTGTATCGCCTTTTCTGCGTACTCAGACCACTTTCGGAGAGTTCTAGCCTTGTTCTTACGTTGTCTTTCATGCATTAACCTTTTCCGTAACCCTACGTGAGATATAACTCTGTCTGTTTTCTTTGTAATCCAATTAGCTACATCACGATAAGAATACTGTTTAATATATTTTCTAGCTAATTCTATTGCTTCTAGTTCATATGGTATTGGGTCAAGTAAATCAGGGTCTTCTTCATTTAACTTATATCCAAATGGAACAGTCCTAGCTATGCGTGGTATCTGTACCCATTCTTGTTCGTCTTCATCTTTTAAATCCGTTGGCTGTGGAAGTTTCCACTTGCCTACACTTCTATCCATCGTTCTTTGCAGGTAATAACATAACACCACCTGTGCTTTCAACTTGCATCTTCTCTGTCTTTACTAAGCCTGTTCTATCAAGTAACTCTTTAGCTGCAGCCATCTTATCTCTGATGCCTAGCTCTGTGGGATCATATAGACCACCCACCATAGCCATAGCAGCTTTAGGTGCGTTCCTGCTCATGTAAAGCTGAGTGGCTTCTAGTATCTCATCCTTTAAGGATTTAACTATGTCAGTAGTACTAGAGCCTTCAGAGTAACCTGCTAGTATCTTTGCTTGTACAACATCTCCGTTTGCTCCATCAAATAAAACAGCTAGAAACTTTGTTTGTCGTTCAGTTAATTCTCTACTCATGACGGTACTTCTTCCCTAGTAAACTGCCTATCAACTCGTGCTATCAATCTTTCGGCACGGTTAGTTGTTTGCTTATACCAATTGCTGTCTTCCATCTCATCTGCCATGCTCTGCCAATCTAAATCATTGACAGCAGCAATTAAGTTCTTAAACTTAGACAGCCTTGGTCTACCTAATTGAAAACACATGTTAGCTAATACATGTTGTATCTCATCAGGCAGGTTATTAAATTGCGAGAATAATAGGTTACAATCTTTTATAGTTGTTCCTATGTCTTTCGCAAACCATTCATCCACTTGTTGATGTGGTATCTTTGTTCCTATAGGACCTGCGTATATCTCTTCATCCCACTCAGTAATCAGGTGTCCAATTCCCCCTGTTAAATGCCCAAGTGAACATCTATACGTTTCGTACTTGACTCCTTCGTCATTAGCTATTTCATCCTGTAGTTTAATTAAATTCATTTTTTCCCTATTATCTTCATTGCTTGACCAGCACCTTTAATTCCAAAGGATGCACTAATTGCTATAAATAGTAAGTATTGATACCATTCAGGTAGAGTGTTGAGTACTTCAAAGCCTACTCTTACATATTCCGTCATACTTGGTATAAACACTAGTATAGCAGGTAATAGTAAAACAATCAAGGCAAATTCGTCTTTCCATGAATTATCTGTAGAATCAGCCATAGATTGCTCCCATGCTACTTCTCCTGTTGCTACTTTCTCAGCTACAACTGCTTTAGCTCTAGCTTGTGCAACCTTAGCTTGTCCATCTGCTTTAACCTTTTCAACCTTACTGCTCATCCAACTAGATGCTAAATTAGCTATAGGTCCTATAAGAGCACCAAACATTGACTATCTCCCTTGTGACTTACGTAACGCTTGTACATGTTTGTTGTATAACCAATTACCAATCTTTAGGAATGGTTTAGCCATGTCCAAGTATATCAAGTATGTGTTTAGTTTCATCTGAATCTCGCTGTTTTCTTTGCAATCTTATTTGGCTGTTTAGATACTTGTTTACCTGCTCTACTTGCCTTACGTTTAGCAGCCGTACTTGCGGCATATTCTGCGTTTGATAAATTTTGTATCGCCTGTTTGGGCAAATATCTTTCGCCAGTAGCATTTTTCCCTTGTATGGAATTCTTACCACTCTTAGTTCCCCATTTTTGTCTAGTCCAGTTTGCTAGTGACTTTTGTGGTGCTTTCATAAGCTTCCTTAATCTCTTCTATGGTTCTATTGCATCCTATACAAATATTATCTTGTAACTTACAGATGCCCACACATGGGCTACTTGATTGCACTATAATACTTTACTAATACTTATCTCAGTTTTAATAAGTCCATCGGCTTGTGCCCTATTAAAATATACTGTTCCTAGTAAGGCTAAGAAGCCACCCACTATAGCTACTACAACAATTATTGCTATAGCTTCACCTATCTGTCTTTTAAGCTTCTGTTGCTTATATATTGTAGCTTGTCTTTCCTTACGTATCTGACCTTCCATCTCTAGTAGTTCATCGTAAGCCTGTGGTCCTTGGGTCATGTTTAGGTACATCTTTAGTTCATACCTTTGTTCTTCTAGTTTCTTCTTAGCAGCATAAGCTTGCAGAGCTATTGTCTCAATACTACCTGCTCCAAATACCTTACCAAATATACCGGGATTCTTAGCTTGCTTCTGTGCGTTGTCCACATCTGAAGCTGCTCCCATCCATCTGCTTACATCTCCTGACATCTTCTCTAAGTCTCTGCCTACAGCAAAGCCTTGTTTAATTGCACTAAATGCTTTTGATGCTACACCAACTGCAATGCTTATAGTCATTGGGTCCATTACTTTTTCCTTATAGGTTTGCAGTATGCAGTTATCTGTAAATTAGCTCCTTGCTTCTGTGGTATAGACGGTTGTCTATGTAGTCGTTCTGCAAAGTACAAACATCTATCTATGTCTTTAAATGTTTGCGTTTGGTCTACAATTCTTAATCCCATCATAAACACAAGTACAAATTCAATCATTACCTTTTTCTGCTACATCTTCTTCATGGCAGTTACATGTACATTCTTCACAGTCACATTCATAGCAAGTGCAAGTATCACATTTTTCTTTAGGCACGATATCCTCCTCCACCTGCTTTGTAGGCTTTGGCAACCATTTGTGCTTTTCTGGCTGACCATTGACCGGGAGAACCTCCCTTACCACCTGCCTTAACACGGTTGAATATGTTCTT